CTAGAGCTGCAAAATTGTGACGATCCATGTTAGTCGACCGAAATTATTGGTTACCAATAAAAGGAGAGGAGATGAGAAGTCTCCGGTATTCTGTCGGACAACCCATGGGAGCTTTAAGCTCTTGGGCCATGCTGGCAGTTACTCATCATTTTTTAGTTCAAATTGCACACTTCCGTGTTTTAGGGTATATACCTTTAAAACCTGGTTGATATGACAATTATGAAATATTAGGTGATGACATCATTTTATTTGATAAAGAAGTTGCGATGGCCTATCTAGCTATAATGGCTGAGATAGGTGTCCCAATTAATTTATCTAAATCAGTAGTTGCTGCGAACCCCACTACGGAGTTTGCAAAAGTAACTACTCATTTCGGTGCCAATGTATCGGCTCTTTCTTGAAAGATGTGAATTAGTCAAAATACCATGATGGGTAGAGTGAATATTCTTTGGAATTTAATTTCAAAAGATTATTTACCTCAAACTCATTTAGGTACTTGATTAATTGACGTCTGTGCAAAAGCACGGTATGACAAAGGAGTAGAAAATTATATTTTCTTTCCTTTATTAACCATGTTTGCACAAGCAGGAAAGATCAGTTATTCTGATCTATTAAGGACTTTATATAATAAAGATTCCTCGGCAGATTCTAATAATAAGAAGGCGTTGATACGCGGGGTTAACTCCGAATATCTTCGAAATCTTGTTATTTCCTTGATTAAAGGTAAACCGTTGAGACTTATGTCTCTTCCAGATACTTGAAATCGAGAATTAGCGATTTTCAAAGGGGTTATAGTTAAGAGTATAAAAGCTCCTAATTGTAATCCTCCGATTTTCTCTAAAGAAATTGCTGAAAAGATCTTTATTTATTTGTTCCCATATTTTAATTCAATTAAAATATGAGATACAAAACTTAAAGTCCAGTGAAGCGAGATGCTGTCATGCCAAGTAGATTTAACTTCGATTATAAGAGAAATCTTGTTTGAGAATTTAACTCGAGTTGACACGGACATTCCTTTAAATTACTTACGCTCCTCCGTTGAGGAACTTATTGAACTTAAAGAGAAAGCCGAGAGAGCAAGGGAGCTCTTAAGCATACTCGATAGGGCAGATAAGGTTCTGAAAGATGGACGTAAGCCTAATTCTAAGAAAAACTCTTCAATATCTGTAATACGTGATGTATTACGGATGAGAAAGTTTGTCGTTGCTTGACCTCATATGAAGTATGAGTCAGAGAAAAC